GGGGAGCGCAGGCGGCCCGATCAACGCACACCACACTACAACGAGGCCGAAGCACGGGGGGTCGCACTGCGCGCACTGCGCGCGGGCCGCCGCCCCCCCCCGACGACCGAACCCTGTCCAATGTGAGGAGGAGGGGGGGGGGACTCAAGGCGGCCCGATTACGCTGACCTACGGCGGGAGGTTGGGGAGAGGCGGCAAGGCGGCCGACGCGGGTGGCCTACGCGACAACAATGCCCAGGGGCGGGAGGTCGCGCTGGGTAGCATCGGGTCGCGTCAAGTTGACTGCGCTGGTTTACTGTGGTAACATTGCGGTCAGTGGCGTGCAAACGGAAAGGAATTCAACATGAATACGAGTTGGCATTCGATTCCTGCGGTGGCTCGTGCTACGGGGATGACGCGGCAGAGTGTTTACAAGTGGGTGGTCGATAATCGGATCAGGTCGTCGCGGCTGGGCAAGAACGGGTCGTACATGATCCACATTGACGAACTGCGCGAGTTTGTTGCGAAGGGCAATTACTCGCTGGACGAAAGCAAGCTGCGACCATGACGCTTCAGTACGTGCTGTTGAAACTGCTTGCCTGGTGGCCGTGGGGCTGCTGGGCGGGGATGGCGGGCGGCGTGCTAACCAGAGACGCGCGCTATACAATCAGGCACATGACGCCATGCGCCGGAGCCGTGTGCAAAACTGAGAGCGCGGCGTATCCCGGCTCGTGTTGGTGTGGCTTGTACGTCAAGGGCGAGTTGTACCAACGGGGGGCGGAGGAATGACGTATCACGAGGCGCATCGTGCATTAGTGGGTGCTGGCGTGGAGGCTAAGACTGAACTGGTCGGGCATCGGCTGCTGGCGTTGGTAGGGGATAACGGGCAGGTCAATATGACCTGGGAGGAGTGGCTGGCGTTGTGCGGCTGCGACAACGTGAATGCGTCTCGGCGTCACTTGTCTCGGCTGATGGCTGCGGGTCTGATTCACTACTCTACAAATGATTATGTCTACGTCACTTGGTTGGCTTGGATGGACGTGGATGACGGCACTCCACGCGCAGAAACTGCGCGCTCACGCGCAGATGACGGCACTCCACGCGCAGAAATTGCGCGTCCACGCGCAGATGACGGCACTCCACGCGCAGAAACTGCGCGCCCACGCGCAGACCTGCGCGCCCACGCGCTGCCTGCGGCGCGTCCACGCGCAGAAACGTCGACAACAGATGTTAGTCTGTTAGTAGATACACCAGTGACTGGTGGACAAACAAACAAACAGGCGTCGGCTGCGCGCAGCGTTGCGCTGCTCACGGATGCCGAGGTCGGTCTGGATGCGCGTGTGGCCGGTGAATTTGCGGCACGGCTGTCGTTTGATGAGGTCGTGCGGCATGTGTTTTCGTGGCGTCGTGATGTTGAGTCGGGTCGTGTTGTCGGGGCTGGTGCGCTGGTGCATCGGATGCGCTCGCGTTTTGGCGGGAAGGTGTTGGACGCTGATCGCAAGACTCCGCTGTGGAAGCGGTATTGTGCGGAACACGCAGAAGAGTCTGACCGGAAGCGTTACATTCCAGACGAGTATCGTGACATCATTATCGGCTAGTGGAGGCTACGATGGAGAGCATGGTTAACTACGGCGAGTTGGATGTGGTTGAGCAGGGTGGCGGTGTCGTCGATTTTGCTACGGGACAGGTCTTTGTTCCGTCTGACGACTGGTACGACTTTGCGGTGCGCTGGGCGCATGAGCGGCGGCGGGCTGGTCGTCCTGTCTACCTGCTGCCGCTGTGCGATGCGATTCACCGTGCACGCCCTGATCTCATGGGGCTGCGCTTGATGCGTGTTGCGCGTTTGGCAATGACGCGCTTGGAGGTTGATCACCCTGAACTGTGCTATACTACGGGTCCCACTGCTGATACGCCCTGATGTTTGGCTGCGCACGACTTCGCCCGGAGTCGTGCGCAGTCGTTTATGGTTGAGAGCCGATTATGGACTTGTGGATGCAGTTTGATAACGAACCGACTCGCTGGTATGCACGATTCGAGGCGTATCGGCGTTTGGGGCCGATGCGGTCAATCGAACGCGTCTACGCTGATGAAGTGGATGCCGGGGTTGTGGATGGACGGCGGCCAGGGCAAGCGTGGTACAAAGCGGCGCGAGAATGGCGTTGGGCGGAACGGGCTGCTGCTTGGGACGCTGCGGAACGGGACCGGCTGGCGGCTGCCGAGAACTATCGGCGGTTTGATCGCAGGGAGGCGCGGCTGGGGCATATTCAGCAGATGCTGCTGACGGTGGTGAACGTGCTGGCTACTGCCCAACTGGACGAGTTTGACAAGGATACGGCACGGGCGATGCTGCCTGTGCTGCGGCTGTTTTTTCGTGACCTGCTGATGCAGGAACGCGCGGAGTTGGGGCTGCCGGTGGTGGAGGGCAAGGAGGCGCAGCAGGGGACTGTGCAGTTTACGGCGACTGACTTGGCGCAGGCGATGCGCGAGGTGCGCGCATGGGCGGATAAGGTGCAGGGCGGGCATGGTCAAGTGGCATATCTTGCGCTGCGAAACGTGCTGGCTGCGCTCTATCCGGCGGAAGCGTCGATCCGTCGTGTGATTGATCAAGCTGGTCTGCGGCTGGAACGGGTGCGGTTGGGGTCTAGTGCGCTGGACGACTGGCACGCGGTGCTGGCAGAAGCGGAGAAGGCCGGCGTGGTTCATGCGCTGGTGTCGGTTGCGGTCTCGGAATACAGTACCAATCGAGAATTACGGTCTGCGGTTGACGAGTATGATGCTTGGGAGGAATCTCATGGACGGGATGAATAAGGTTCGGCAAGTGGTGCAGTCTCGCAAGTTTTGGGCGGCGACGGTGATTTTGGGGATGGCGTTGGGGCTGTGGCAGATGGACGAGATCACCGGCGAAGAGTTGGCGCAGGTGATGGCGATTGCGGGCGGCATCTACATCGGTGCGGTTGCGTTGGAGGATGGGCTGCGGTCGGCGTCTGCGCTGCTGCTGGCGGCGTTGGGGCGGCAATTGATGCGCGACCCTGCGCCGGGGCCTGAACCTGTGCGTGATCGGGTGGCGTTGGATGTGGATGAGGATTTGCTCTTCTGATGGCTGATGAAGCGCAACAACGTGAGTGGTTGCGGTGCGCGGTGAGTGCTGCATACTTTACGCATGGTCATGTCCAGATTTACAACGCGACTGCTCAACAGTGGATGCCGTTCGTGCTGTGGTCTGCTCAGATGAACGTGTTGGAGCAAATGGAGCATGAGCGTTTGCTCGTGGTGTTGAAGGCGAGGCAGTTGGGGCTGTCGTGGCTGACGCTGGCGTATGCGCTGTGGCTGCTGGTGTTTCGTGCGCCTGCGACGGTGCTGTTGTTCTCGCTGCGAGAAGCCGAGGCTGTGGAACTGCTGGGACGGCTGCGTGGCATGGCGAAGCGGCTGCCGGACTGGATGGTGGCGTGGCCTGCGGTGCGCGAGAATGACACGCGCTGGGAGCTCCACAACGGGAGCCGTGCGTTGGCGTTTTCGACCAACGGCGGACGGTCATACACGGCGACGATGGCAGTGGTGGACGAAGCGGACTTTGTGCCGGACTTGGGACAGTTTCTCAATGGGGTCAAGCCGACAGTGGACGCTGGCGGCAAGCTGTTTCTGATCAGCACGAGTGACAAGCGCAGTCCGGTGAGTGTGTTCAAGCAGCTATACCGGGCTGCGCTGCAAGGTGTTGGCGACTATCGGGCGGTGTTTCTGCCGTGGTCGGCGCGACCGGATCGGGATGCGGCGTGGCACGCGCGGACGAAGGCAGAAATGTATGCACAACGGGGGACAGATGACGACTTTTATGCGGAATATCCGGCGACTGCTGACGAAGCACTTGCGCCGGAACAGTTGGACCGGCGACTTCCGTTGGAGTGGCTCCGGCTATGTTTTGCCGGAGAAGCGGCGACGGCGGCGACGGGTGCGCCGTCCGTCACGGGCTTGACGGTGTGGCGGTTGCCGGTGGCCGGTGCGCGGTATGTGATCGGGGTGGACCCTGCCGAGGGCAACGTACACAGTGATGAGAGTGTGGCGTGCGTGATGGATGCCGTGCGCTGGGAGCAGGTGGCGGTGCTGGCTGCGCGAGTGGAGCCGGGGCTGTTCGCGCGGATGGTGGCGCAGGTGGCGGGCTGGTACAACGCTGCCGACGTGCTGGTGGAGCGCAACAATCACGGCCATGCGCTGCTGCTGGCGTTGGCGGACGATGGCACGGTGAAGCTGGTGGACGGCTACGACGGGCGTCCTGGCTGGTTGAGCAACGTCAAGGGCAAGCCGCTGCTGTATGACACGCTGGCCGAAGCGGTGCGCGATCAGGCGGTGCTGCTGCACGATCAGACGACGCTGGCGCAGTTGGCAAGCATCGAGGCGAGTACATTGCGCGCGCCGACGGGGCTGCACGATGATCGGGCGGATGCGTGCGCGCTGGCGGTGGCGGCGTTGGCTTTCGGCAATCGGGGGGAGGCAAGTGTGGCGGTTGCGCCGGTTGATCCGCTGGCAGGGTTTGATCGGGAGGGCTGGTGATGGCTGACGTGGCTGTGTTGGTGTGGGAACGGTGGGTGACTGTGCAAGATGAGCGGGTGTGTTCTCAGTGTGGGCCGCTGCACGGGCGGCTGTTTGCTCACGGGGTCGGGCCGATGCCGCCGCTGCATCCGGGCTGCCGCTGCCAGAGGGTTCACGCTGCTGATCGGGTTGTGCTGCCGCCGCCGCCGCCGCCGCCGGTGGATGAGATGCCTGAACCGCTGCCGCCGCTGCCGCCGTTTGTGCCGCTGCCGCTGCTGCCGCCGTGGGATGATGACGACGATGAGGACGAGGATGAAGATGACTGGCTGCCGCCGGTGGTTAGGGGTTGAGCATGAGCGCAGGATGGCGTTGGCCGTGGCAACGTGACAAGCTGGCGAGTGTGACGGCTGTGCCGGTCGGTCGGGAGAATGATGGGCTGGTGGGCTTTGGGCCGGTCAACCGGCTGGACAAGCCGTGGCAAGAGCTTTACATGGAGTTCGAGGATACGCGCGAAGCGTGGCGCAAGCATCCGCTGGCGCGGCGGCTGATCGGGCTGACGACGGCGTATGTGGTGGGCAACGGGATCACGCTGCGAACCGAGTACGCGCCGCTGCAACGATTCATTGCGGACTTTTGGCGGCGCAACGACATGGAGTTGCGCGTGGCGGAATGGTGCGACGAACTGGCGAGAAGCGGCGAGATTTTTCCGGTGCTGTTTTGGAATGAGGCGGACGGCTCGGCAACGGTGCGGACGGTGGCGGCCAGTGCGATTGACCTGGTGGACTATGACCCTGACGATTATGAGCGTGAACTGCGCTATCGGGAACGGCGCTTACCAGGGGAGCCGGAAAAGTGGTGGCAGAGTCGTCACACAGCAGAGGCGGGCGCGCCGGTGATGCTGCACTATGCGGTGAACCGACCGCTGGGGGCGGTGCGGGGCGAGAGTGACCTTGCGCCGATGCTGCCGTGGCTGCGCCGGTACAGCCGATGGTTGGAGGATCGGGTGCGGGTGAATGCGGCCATGCGCGCCTTCTTGTGGATTGTGCGCGCGCCGGCACGGCTGCGCGGACAGTTGGAAGAGCGGTATCGGATGCCGCCGGAAGCGGGCAGTGTGATCATCGCTGACACAGACGAACAGTGGGAAGCGGTGACGCCCACGCTGCACGCGGCGGACGCGGAACACGACGGGCGGGCGATACGGTGGATGATTGTCAGCGGCGGTTTGGGGACTGCGCTGTTGGACATCGGCGAAGGGGAGGACTCTAACTTGGCGACGGGGCAGGCGATGGCGGAGCAGCGGCGGCGGTTCTTGCGCCGCCGACAGAGCTATCTGGGCTGGCTGCTGGTGGATATGGTGATGCTGGCCTGGAACCGGTATGCGGTGGCGCGTAGGCTGCGCGTGCGGTCGCTGGGGTTGGAGGATGTGATGGTGGTTGCGCCGGACATCAGCCCGGAGGACAACGGGCAGTTGGCGGCTGCCGGTGCGACGCTGGCCGGTGCGCTGGCGGAAATGCGTGGTATGCTGGGTGATACGCCGGAATTTCGCGCGATGGCTTTGCGGATGTTCACGAAGTTTGTGGGTGAGAGCATGGGGCAGGACGAGGCTAATGCGATTCTGGCTGGCATGGTAGAGGAGGATGAGGATGGGGAAGTGGCTTGATGTGATGACGAGCGAGGCCGCTGGGCATGTGGTGAGTGTGCAGGGCGGCGGTATCTGGAACGAGGCGGCGCGGTTGGCGTTGGCGGAAGGGCTGCGCCAGGGTGACGGGCCGGACGCGTTGGAGTTTCGGGCGGTGGTGTACCGCACCGGCCCGAACCGGAACCATGTGCGATTCAAGCCTGCGGAGATGGCGGCGTTTGCCAAGAGTTTCGAGGGCAAGCCGTTTCTGCGGAACCATGATACGGCTGACATCGGGAGCCGAGACGGGATTGTGGTGCGCTCGGAGATGATGGGGGAGCGGATGGTGCAGACGATTCGATTGACGCGGAAGCGGGCGATTGAAGAGTTTGCCGAGGGGGTGATTGACCGCTTTTCGATCAGTTGGCACTTTAGCGGCGTGACGTGTTCGCTGTGCGGTGACGACTGGCTGGTCTGCGAGCATGTACTGGGCCGTCGCTATGATGAAGTATCGGGTTCTGACGGGTTGTGTGAATTGGTCTTTGAGAAGCCGGAGGGCAAGGAGGTGAGTGCGGTGAATGTGCCTGCTGTGGAAGGGACTGGACTGTTGACCGAGTTGAGCGAGTTGAAGGCGCGGGAGGCGATGATGGACGAGATGCTTGACGCTGTGGACAAGCGCGACGGCAAGGTTGTGGATACTGGTGGCGAGTATGTGGAGAGCGAATTGAGCGCGCTGGTTGCCGAGATGCGCGAGTTGGTGGCGCAGAACGAAGCGGCTGCCGTGGAGCGTCAGATCGTGGAGTCCGGATTGAGTCACGTCGGTCAGGGCGTGGTGCGGCTGGCGATGCGCGGCAAGCAGAAGCATGAGGTGGCTGCGCTGATCGAGGCGCAGCGCGCGGCGGAGGCGGCGCTGGCGCAGCGGAACGTGGTGCAAGGGATTCGACCGGTGACGGCTGCCATGATGACGACGCCGGAGGATCGGGTGCAGAGCGCGCTGAACTGGCTGTTCGGCGCGGCGAATGAAGCTGTGCCTGCGCCGGGGATGCGCAGCATCCGCGAGTTGTACCAGGCGATCACGGGTGACAGTGAGTGGCGCGGCGTGTTCAACCCGGAATACGCGCAGCTGGCGGCTTCCACGACGACGCTGGCGGGCATGGTGGTGAACGCGCTGAACAAGGTTGTGATGATGCATTATGACAACCTGGCGACCTACCGCTGGTATGAGACGGTGGTGGATGTGGTTCCGCACGACGGCACTACGCAAAACGTGCAGTTGATCATGATGGACGGGATGGCCACGCTGCCGACTGTCGGCGAAGGCGCGGCGTACACCGAGGCGACGGTGGGCGACAGCAAGGAAGTGATGTCGTTCACCAAGCGCGGCCACTATGTGGGGATTACGTTGGAAGCGATCCGGCGCAGCGACATTCAGCGCATTCAGGCGATCCCGCGCGAGATGGTGAAGAGCGCGGTGCGCACGCGCAGCGCGGCGATTGCGGGCATCTTTACGGCGAACGCGGGCGTGGGGCCGACGCTGGCGGACGATAGCACGGCGTTGTTCCATGTGAACCACGGGAACTTGGGAACTGCGGCGTTTGCGACTGCTGAGTGGAAGGTGGCGCGGGCGCGCATCTGGGAGCAGAACGTGCCGGGTACAAGTTTGCCGCTGGGACTGTGGCCGACGTATGTGCTAGTGCCGATTGAGTTGTACGATGCTGCGCTGACCGAGTTTGGCTACGGAAGCGGGGACGTGGGCAAGCCGAACACGGCGGGGACGGCGCAGACGGTGAACCCGTACGGCGCGAGTCGGCCCGGCGACCCTCGGCCGATTCCGATTGCCGTGCCGGAGTGGACTGATGCGGATGACTGGGCGTACATGGTGGACCCGCGGCTGCACCCTGTGATTCACATGGCGTACGCGAATGCTGCGCAGGGGGGCGGGCATCCGCTGCCGGAAATTTACGAGGTGGCGAGTGAGACGGGTGGCCTGATGTTCACCAATGATACGCTGCCGGTGAAGGTGCGCGACTGGTGGGGCTACGGTGTCTCGACGTATGTTGGCATTGGCAAGAACAACGTGAGTTAGTGAGGAGGGGATGATGCAAGACGGGATGGTGTTTACTTTTACGTCGGAGGCACAGGAAGATGCGGATGGCGTGCATCTGTGGCAGGTTCCGGTGGGCATTACGATTGTCGGTGTCTCGCTGTGCGCCGAGGCGTTTACGGGGAGTCCGACGGGCTTCAACGTGGACATTCAGGCGGGCGGCACGGATGTGATCACGGCGGTGGCGGCGAACACTGCTGGCACGGTGGGGACGTGGTGGTCTACGCACGCGGGCGGCACGAATGCGCCGGTGGCGGTGGCTGCCAAGACTACGCTGGAGGTGGACGTCAATCTTGTGGCTGGCTCCTCACCGAAGGCGGACTACACGCTGGTGATCTATGCGCTGCCGGGGACTGTCTAACGGCGGCGGTCGGGAACTTTGGAGAATGTTGATTCTCGTTAGTTAACCTTGCGGTGGCTGCGTTGTGGACGCGGCTGCTGCTCAATGCCTAGTCGGTCGTGGACTGGACGGGTGCGACACGGCGACCGGCGACGGTCGCCGTGTGTGCTGTCAGGGGTCTGCGGGGGGACTGTAAGGGGGCTACTATGCACGATGGTCAATTCGTTTGGGTGATGGCGTTGGTGTGGCTGCTGCTGTTTCTGTGCGCTGGGCTGTTTTTGTCGCTGCTGCCCCATGGCATGTAGTTGTTGTTACTGCAACAATGGACGACAGACTGCCGTTGGCGGGGTTGGTGGCGGAGCGGCTGATCGTGCTGTACGGCGACGAGGCGAGCGTGCGGCGGCTGCTGGGTCAGGCGGGCATTGACGACCGGCGTGTGCTGTACACGGGGCGCATGGCGGACACGGCGTGGTTTGCGGCGGTGGAAGCGGCGAGGCAGGGGATGACGGCTGCGCTGGTGCGGCTGATGTGCGAGGAGTATCCTCAGGATGAGATGGTGGGTGCGCTGGTGACGATGACGGGGAGGCTGTGATGGCGGTACTTACGGACTATCGGACTGACGTGGCGAATCTGCTGGCGTCGGCGGTGGACGCTTCGACGTGGACGACTGCGCTGCTGGACGAGTCGCTGCGGCTGGCGTTGTTTGACCTGGACGCGCTGCTGGTCTATGAGACGAGCTTTACGGTGGTGACGACAGGTTACGAGCATGACCTGTCGACGATCCCGGCACTGCGCGCGGTGCTGGCGGTGACTTACCCGTGGACTGACGACTCGGAGTGGGCTGATCTGTACTATCGGATGCATCAACGGGTGCGGTTCATCGCGCCGGCGACGGTGCGCTTTGAGTCGGTGGAGCCGGTGGCCGGGGAGGTGATTCGGGTGCGGTACAGTCTGCACCACAAGATTGAGAACTTGGACGGCGCGGCGGCGACGACGGTGAGCGCGATGCATCGTCCGCTGGTGGGGCTGCTGGGGGCTGGCGCGGCGTGTGAACTGCGCTATCGGCAAGTGACCGAGAATCCGGCGATCCCGCTGGAAGCGGGGCGGCGGCTGTGGCAGATGGCAGGGCGGTATCGGGAGCGGGCTGGGGAGGCGATGAGTCGGCTGGCGCCGATTGGACGGCTGCGCTGGGGCAGTGTGGGGTTGGAATAGGAAAGGGAGGGGATGATGGCAGATAAAACGCACTTTGTGGGGGTGAGGCTGTCGGCAGAGGAAGCTCAGCAGTTGCTTTTGGTGAGTTTGCAGACTGACGAGCCGGGGAACGTGAGTGCGGCGGTGCGTTGGTTGTTGGATCAGTCGCGGGGGCTGGTTCAGCAGCGGCTGGGCGGTGATGGTGAGCGTTATGCGGCAATGAGTGATTTGGCGCGAAAGATGGCGCAGTTGAAATTGGCGAAACGCAACAGTGGAGGGGATGATGGCGATTAGTGGAGGCGGCAAGCCTGGGGTTGAGGTGAGTGTGATGGATGGGCGGCTGGTGGTGGGGCGGTATCACCCGATGGCGCAGGGGGTCTTGGTGGACGTGGATCAGATTTTGGATCGGTTGAGTCGGGGCGAGTTGGTGCTTGCTTCGATTCGGGCGGACGTGCACGATCAGTTGTTGGGGCGGCTGCTGGCGTTGGGCATCGAGGTGGAGGGGTAGGATGCGGACGATCAGCGCGGGGCTGCTGGCGGCGCAGGGGGTGCGGTCGGCGCGGGCCAGGGCAGAAGTGGCATTTGAGACGCGGGGGACTGCGCCGGGGCTGCCGATGGTGGCCTGGGAGCAGGTGGTGGGGAATGGGAGTCAGACGGTTTACCGGTCGGTGGCGTTGGTGGCGCGCAGCGACGGGGCTGTGCTGTGGTACAAGATCACGCCGACTGCGCTGCAAGTGGCGGTGGTGGCCGACCCGACCAATCCAACGGATTGGTCGGGGGCGTCGTTCAGCACGATTGTGGCGGCTGGGGGCTTGGCGGTGGCTGCGCTGCGGGCGAATGTGCTGCGGGTGTGGTACGTCAACGCGAGCAACAATGTGTTGTATGTGGAGGCTACGGACGCGACGGGGACGGTGTTTGGTTCGCCGGTGACGGCGTACAGCGGCGGCGACGCGACGGGCGATCTGGTGGCGGCGGACATCAATGACGGCGTGACGAGCAACGGGCGGTGGTTCTTCGGGTTCTCGATCTATGACGCTGGGACGGGGCTGTACACGGCGCGGTTTGGCTACTATGACGGCAGCAGTTGGGTGACGCACGCGTACAGCAGCGGCTGGCAGGCGGCGGGGATTGACGCGTATGCGGGGGCATCGGCGGCGACGCCGGGGCGGCATCGGGTGCTGGTGATGCGGCAATGGGGCGAAGGGCCGAGCCGTGTGCGCGCGCTGGACAAGTTGGGTTCGGCGTACAGCAATCCGCAAGACGTGGATCAGACGCAGGGCGGGCTGTTCGGGCTGGAACTGAACGGCGCGCGCTACTGCCAGATGAACGGCTATATGGCGGGCGTGGTGCAAGAGGGGGCGGTGAGTGGCGGGCATTACATGGGCGTGGCGTCGGTGTGGACGCAGGACGCTGACGTGGTGGCGGACGAGGGCGTGATCCTGGATGGGCTGCGGACGACGCGGGGAGCGAAGCTGCCGGCGTTGGTGGAAGCGGCAAGCGGCGATCTGTATCTGGCGGGGGATGTGGCGGTGTGGCGCGGCGTGCGTATGGCGGCCCCTGCCGGTAGTTTTGCGGTGCAACGGTACGAGTACAGCGATCAGACGCTGCGGCTTGAATTAGGGGCGTTGGAGGCCGCTGGCGTGAAGCCGGGGATGGTGGCGGTGCTGACGCGGACGCTAAGCTGGGGCAGTGATAGCGGAAGCGAAGTGGTGCGGGCGGTGGTGATGCGCGTAGAGCGCGGCACGGCGCGGACGGTGGTGGTGGCGCGGGATGCGCTGGGGCTGCTGGGGAGCCTGCACTGTCGGCGGCCGGCGGTGCTGAACGACGGCAACGCGACGGGCGCGGCGCAGGTGATGCGACGGTTGGCGGCGCGGATGGGGCTGCGGATGACGGTGGACAACAGTGCGCTGGAAACGGCGACGGTGATGCCGTTTACGGCGATGCCGGGGGAGAATCTGCGCGGCGCGTCGTTTCGGGTTGGGAGCCAAGCGGATTGGTATCTCGTGCCGGCGAATGATGGAAGCGTGGCGTTGACGATGATCACGCCGGGGACGAGCGATAGCGGCGATTACGATGCGGCGGCGCAGGCGTACGGAACCGGTCAGGTTCCGGTGGATGAGGCGGCGGAACTCGCAGAGTTCCGGCGGCTGGCGTTCAGCTATGTGCTGGGCACGAAGAGCACGGACCCGGAAGATGGCGCGGCGGTGGCGATGGCGGCGGGGGTGGTGGAGCCGGGGACGCGACCGCTCAGCTACTCGTTGACGAACATGCGCTACAACACGACGGCGCGGGTGGACGCGGCGGCGGCCACGGAGGCGGCGCGGTTGAGCACGCTGCCGGAGGTGGCACGGTTGACGACGACGGCGAATCTGGCGGTGGAGTTGTATGACGTGGTGGAAGTGACCGAGGCGCGCATGGGGTGGGTGGCGCGCACGTTTCGGGTGCGGGCGATTGACGAGGTGTATGATCGGGGGCGGCTGCGCCAGACGTTGACGCTGGGGGAGGTGTAGGGTGGCGATTCCGGAAGTGTACGCGCTGGCGACCGATGGCGAGTTCCGGCTGCTGGCGCAGTTGGGGCGTCCACCACGCGCCGGTCGGGTGGCGAGTCTGCTGCCGAGCGGCCAGGTGACGGTGGATATGGACGACCCGGACGGCGGCACGGCGACGGCGTGGCCGCTGAACGGCTTTACCTATGCGGTGGGCGACGTGGTCTATGTGTCGTTTGCCAGTGATGCGGCGGACAGTGGGATCGTGGTGGGGAGCAAGGCGCCGGTGCCGCTGGTGGCGTTGGCTTCGATTCCGGATGCGCTGCTGCGCGATGGGAGCCGGACGTTGACGGCGGACTGGGACATTGGGGACGCGCGGCGGGTGCTGGGGGACGGGCTGCGGGCGCGCAACGGGGCAGGGCTGCGGCTGGAGGACGACGCGGGGAACCTGGGCGTGTTTGTGGAGGATGGGGGGGACGTCGGGATTGGGACGGCGACGCCGACGGTGAAGCTGGATGTGGCGGGGGATGTGCGGCTGGGGACTGCGGTGGCCCCTGCGGTGCTGGAGTATGCTGACACTGGCGACGTGACGAACAACGAGGACAAGCTCACTGTGCGCGGACCGGCTTATGGCGGCGTGGTGTGCGGTGCTTTGCACATCGGGCGCGGTTCTAGCTTTCAGAACGGACGTGTGCGGATCAGTTATGTACAGGCTGGGGTGGATACGGAAGCGGTGCGGCTGGAGAGCGGGCGGGTGGGCTTGAACGTGGCGAGTCCACAGGGCGCGCTGCACGCGCACGACGGCACGGGCGGGATGCTGTTTGTGACGAAGACGGCGATTGGGGCGGGTACGCAGACGATCATTCCAAACGGGGCTGGGGACGTGGTGCGGGGGATAGCGGGCAATCTGGTGGCGACAGACGGCGTCGGCGTGGTTGCGAATGCGTTCAACATTCTGAACCCTGCGACGTTGGATGTGACGGTGGGGTCGCTGACGCTGCGGTTGGAGGTGACGGCCGCCGGCGCGCTGACGGCGAAGCGGCAAAGCGGTACGGGGACGGCGACACTTGCGCTGTTGGCGACGTGGGTGTAGAATCAGGGAGGTGAGTGCAGGTGTTGGACTTCTCCTGTGGGGGAAAGGGCCGATTGCGACGACAACGCAGTCGGCTCTTTCTTTTTCTGCTCTGGGGGTGGTGGGTGGGGGTCTGGTGGGTGGTGCTGCCCTACACTACAACGAGGCCGAAGCACGGGAGGTTGCATTGCGCGCACTGCGCGCGGGCCGCCAAGCCCCCCCCCGACGACCGAACCCTGTCCAATGTGAGGAGGAGGGGGGGGAGCGCAGGCGGCCCGATCAACGCACACCACACTACAACGAGGCCGAAGCACGGGGGGTCGCACTGCGCGCACTGCGCGCGGGCCGCCGCCCCCCCCCGACGACCGAACCCTGTCCAATGTGAGTAGGAGGGGGGGGGACTCAAGGCGGCCCGATTACGCTGACCTACGCGACCTTCCAGCACGCGCGCGCGGCGTCTCCACTTAGCAGGGTCGCGGCCGTGTAGGTTGCGCGTCTCCCCAGCAGGCGCGCGTCTCGGCGTGCTAGTGTCTGCGCGTGGTTCCATGCGGTAGAGGGTCGCACGAAGGGACCGGCGACTGTCGTGATTTTCTCGTGCGTGTTGGTGCGTTTTTCGACGAAATACATCTCGCTCATTTCGCTGACGGTGTACTCAATTAGTGGATTCACGGTTGGGTTCCTTGTGCTGTGTGGTAGTCGTGGTCGATGTCGAAACTGCCGAAGCCGAAGTCACTGGGGTCGTTGGGTTGGTACTTGTCTAGGGTGTCGTCCATAAGGGTGATTGCCATGCGGATGGCGTCGGCTAGCGGGTCGAGTCGGTTGTTGTCGTGGGCGGTGGTCATGGTTGCGCCTCCGGGCGTTTGCGCAGCGTCATGCGCCAGTCACAGCCGAGCGGCAAATTTACTGTCCCGTCATGCCCAAACAGCGAGCTCGGTTCCTCGCCCCACCAGGCGTCCTCGATTGACGGTTGTTCAGCGTACCAGCGCGCTATTCCATCCGGCTCTACTGCCCACCAGTGCGCCCATTCCGGCGCATTGTCCCAGTCGGGTTCGGGATAACGGCTAGGCTCGGCGGTGAGGGTATCGGTGTAGGCTTCGAGGAAGCTCTCCAGGCATTCGGCGATGCGTTCTAGGGCGACGGCTTGGGCGACGGCGGCGG